TTAAAAGAATCTTAACCCTACATATAAATGTGGTGGCCTTTGATGCAATCTGCTATTACAGAGTCTGATAAACAGGCTCTCATTAACTTCATTTCAACGTCTGATAGATATACATGTGGTCCAAAGGTAAAAGAATTTGAAGACGCGTGGAGTAAATGGCTTGGTTGTAAACATTCTTTGTTTGTTACATCTGGTAGTGGTGCAAACTTTTTACTTTTGGCGTCTATAAAAGAAAAATATCAAATCCCAGATGGATCAAAAGTTCTTGTACCCGCGTGTACATGGGTAACTAACGTTGCACCAGTGTTTCAATTGGGTCTAGAACCAGTTTTTTGTGACGTGGATTTAGAAACATACAGCTTTGATATGGATACTTTACCCGAAGAGGATGTTCGAATTGTATTTATCACCCATTTACTTGGTTTAAATTCACCCGTTGAACAACTTAAGAAAAAATACCCCAATGCCATTTTTCTTGAAGATATCTGTGAATCTCATGGGGTAAAAGCACCTAATGGTATGAAACGTGGGAGCACAGGTTTGGGATCTACATTCAGTTTTTATTACGGACATCATATGACCACAATTGAAGGTGGTATGATATGCACAGATAATGAGGATCTTTACGAACTTATGAAAATTAAGAGAAGTCATGGTATGGCTCGTCTTTTGTCACCACATCTATATAAGGAGGCTATTGAAAACAACCCAGATATAGATCCAGCATTTCTATTTCTCACAGATGGATACAATTTTAGAAATACAGAACTTAATGCGGTTATTGGGCTTGAACAACTAAAAAGATTAGATGAGAATATAAAATTAAGACGTGATAATTTCGATTATTTTGTTAATAACCTAGATCCAAATTTATTTTACATCCCGTATAACGATCCAGGTAATAGTAGTTATTCATTCCCATTTGTTTGTAAAAAACCAGAAGATCGTGAAAAGCTGAAATCTATATTTGATGAACTTGGTATTGAACATCGTCCCATAGTATCTGGTAATCTTCTTTTACACCCATTCCTAAAAAAGTGGAAAGATTCAGTCGCCGTACCAAATGCAAATAAATTAAACTATGGAGGAGTATACATTGGAAATAGTCAATTTGTCACCAAAGATATGATGGTTAAAGTTTTTGACGCCATTAAAACTAAATGGTGAAAACTATAGTGCATCATCTTGGTCTTGGGGACCAAATAATGTTGAATGGAATGGTCAGACATTTTGCAGAAACAGATAACGTTGCAATTTTTGTAAAACGGTGTCATGAAGAAAGTGTTCGATTCATGTATAGAGATATTGCTGATAAAGTCGAACTTATTCTTGTAGATAATACCAATCCTCAAGAAATATGGTCCAAGGTAAAGGGTGATGTAATATCACTCGCGACCTATGGAATTGATGATAATGGTTGGAAATTCATGACACAAGGACAAGGTAGTGTTATGACCAATTGGGCACATGGTGTGTATATTCAAGCAGGTATCAACCCCAAGTATATGTATTCAAAGTTCAAGGTTGATCGAGATAAATCTAAAGAATTTAAAATTGACAAAGAAAATTATATTTTTGTACATGATGACCCAGAAAGGGACCGAGTCATCGATATAAAAACTGATAAATTTATTTACAAACCAGACTCAAAAGTGACTGACAAGAATCAAGAGTTTTTTCAGTGTGAACGACCTAATATCTTTGAATATTTGGGTGTTATTGAAAATGCTGATGAAGTGCATTGTATGAATAGCTCGTACAACTGGATGATTGAACTTATGAACATTGGCAGCCCAAAGAAGAATTTCTTTCATTTGGATGTTGCTCATAAGTACTATGGACCACGTACAGTTAAAACAGTTTTTAGTGATGAAGTATGGACATTCGTCTAATAACTCTTCTCCTCTACAATATCAGATCCCTCTTCTAGATTTATTAACTTTTTAATCCTAGCCCGTTCATCGTTGAATTTATAAATATTCCTAGCCAACTTTATAAATTTTTCACCGAAGTCACTCTCATCCTCCAATTTTCTAATCGCATCCTCAAAGTCCCAAAGTGAATTATTTACAACCTTTAAACGTTCCTTCAATGGTGTTTCAAATTCATATTTGAGAAGTACATCCAATTCATGACGGATATTCTTGAGCTTTTCTTCATCCTTCATACGATCATCTTTAATTTCGAGAATCGTGATCTTATCTATGAGTTCACCTTTCGATACTTCAATACGCATTTAAAGATAAAATCATTCTATTCTTTAAATGCGTCCTGTAGCAGTTGTTACGGGTGCAACTGGACAGGGTGGTTCTTATCTGTGTGAACTTCTTTTAGAAAAGGACTACCATGTTAAATGTCTAGTTCGTAGAAGTACATACCCCATTGAGATTAGTAATTTACGACCACATTTGGGTGAAGTTGCTTTGTATGAAGGGGATGTTTTAGATCAGTCAAGTATATTTAAAATTCTATCAGATTGTCAAGATTTTGATAAAATTGAGGTTTATAATCTCGCAGCGCAAAGTCATGCTGGTACTTCTTTTGACTGTCCTAAATTTACATTCGAAGTAAATACTCTCAGTATTCTAAATATTCTCGAAACTGTGAGACAACTTGGTATGCAAAACAAATGTAAAATATTTCAACCGTCATCTTCTGAAATGTTTGGGGATACACCCGAAAATCCACAAAATGAAAGTACACTATTCAACCCTAAATCTCTATACGGTGTTTCAAAATTAGCTGCTCATTATTTAATTAAGAACTACCGAGAAATGTATGGATTATATGCATCTTCAGGTATAATGTTTAATCATGAATCCCCTCGTCGTAGTGACAAATTTGTAACACAAAAAATAATAAAGGGTCTTAAATCTGGTAAATGCTTTTCAATTGGAAACTTAGAATCTAGAAGAGACTGGGGACATGCTAAAGATTACGTAAAAGCAATGTGGGTTGCACTACAACAAGACAAAGCGGATGATTATGTAATCTCAACAGGTACAAGTTACTCTGTGAGAGACTTTATTGAAATAGCTGCAAAAAGTATGGGTAATGAAATTGTATGGTCAGGTGAAAAAGAAAATGAAATTGGAACCATTAATGGAGAAGTTGTCATAAAAGTATCAAAAGAGTTCTATAGACCATACACTACGGGTTTACTCGTAGGGGACCCATCTAAAATTGAAAAACTTGGCTGGACGAGACAATATGATATTCACTCTCTAATCGAGGATATGATAAAAGGTTAAAGATGTTTATGTAATGATTAATAATGACGTTTTACTTGACAACTTCTGCGGGATGGGGAAATATATCCCTATCTCTATCTGATTATGTATATAAAACTGATAAACCACGGGTTCATAAAAAGTTATTAGACGTCGTTAAATGTATAGATTTTCATGGTTTAGAATTTACAGATAATGAGGATGAAGAAGCATATGAAAAACGAATTGCAATTAATTCATTTACCTATAATACTATTCATTCAAATTTACAAGATATAGTAAAACCAAATGAAGAATTGAAACAATTGATCGAAAAATATGACCATGGATTGACTCAAGGAATTCATATTAGACGTGGTGCGTATTCAAAGGATGCGGCAAGTATAGGTCATCATGGTGTGGATGAAAATGGTAATATAAACAAACCCTATTTTGCATCTGATAGTGCACTTGAAAAATTTGAAGATATTATTAAACAAAGTGACAAAAAGTTTTTTTTAGCAAGTGACAGTAAAGAATTGAAAAATGTACTCAAAACCAAATATCCAGATAAAATCGTTACATTAGATCATGATATCGCTTTCACATATGAATGTGATATCCTAAAAAATCACAACATACCAAAAGAAATAAATTATGCATGTTATCTAGATTGGTTTTTATTATCCAAGTGTAAAAGTTTATATGTATCCGCGGGTAATAAAGACATGTGTAGCTTGTCAACATTTGGGTATAGTGCCGGTGTCTATGGACGCTCAGACGTTCATATGATATTCAATTAAAAATCCAAAATATTTAAACTATGGTCTCGTGTATCACCATTGATATATTTAACACTTTTTATATCAACGTGCTTGCCATATATTTCGAAGAATTTATCTTCCAATTTCTTTTTCCTTTCTCTAGATTCTTCAAACTTTATTAAAAGTTTATTTAGTTGAACTTTTTCAGAATCTTTGTATCCTTTTACATATTCTATCCAATTACCACAACTTCGTGTCTCATGCTCTAAAGTAGAACTATTCTTAATTGTTGATGTTTGATGACAGACAGGGAGATACAAAAGTGGATGTCCTAATGAATGTAATACCCCATACCAAATAATATCCAACGCATGTTTCATATTTAAGTTCTCCATAAAATATTTAGCAAAGTCTAGTGTAACCCAAGAACACTCACATCCACCATTATTAGGTATAGAATACACTTTACCCATTTGAGGTTTAAAATTATACATGAAAGAGACCCCCATATTTAGAAATCCAATACTGTTGATGTCATCAGAAATACTTTCAAAATATTCTAACCAATCCTTATGAAATACAACATCATCGTCCATAAATAAAGCTGACTCGATATTTTCATCTATCATTTGTTGATACATCATAAGCGTTTTTACCAAATTACTTGTAAGCTTCATCCCATATGGAAGTTCATGAGTCACATTTAACCATTCAACAAATGGGTGATCATGATTGTAATCTTCAAACCATCTAACATCTTTGATAGGTACACGATCTTTCAAGTATGGCTCCAGGAATGTTTTTCTTTCGGGTGCTAGATTTGGACAATGTTTAACAAACAGAACTTCAGGGAGCTTCATATACTTTACATCAATTACGTCTTTAAATAAAATCTCAGGTAATTATAAAAATGTCTAAAATGGCTGCATTAAGTGCTATGGCGGGGAAGGCCGGTGGTGGTATGGCTGCCAAAATGGGTGCCGCAGGTGGTGCCATGGGTGCCGCAGGTGGTGCCGTGGGTGCCAGGATGGGTGCGGCTAGTACTGCTCTTCAAACTAGTAAGGTCGGTGTAGCTGTGTCTAATACCGCCGCTAAAGAAGTTGGTATCACCATCAACTATGGCCAAATTGGTTTAGTCCTCATGTTTGGATTCCTTTATCTGGTCATTGCCGCCCTAGGTATTGATATGTTCAATAAATGCCCAGAACAGGAGGGTAAGTCCACCCAAGAGAACCTCAAGAACTTCTTATCGTACACTCTCACTATCGCCCTTACAGTCCCATGCACACTTCTATTGGCTAAGACTGCCGGTAGCAAGCTCAGTGGTATTATTGTTCTCCTCTTCGGTATCATGGGTGTCGTGGGTAGCTCCGCCGCACTCAACTGGGCCAGGACTTGTGATAGTGCTAAGAAGGACCAATCCAAAATGGCTTACAGTGCTGTAAGCCTTGTAATCTTCCTCCTCGCGTTTTTGGGTGGATTATTTATGTTGCGACCAATTAAGGCCAAGGTCGCTTAAATGAAAGCGATTGCTATAAACACATACATTCTCATGATGTTCTTGTCCTACGTGTTACCTAGGGCAGGAACATTTTCAATGGAAGAAAAAGTTAATATGATTGAATTTTTGAGTTACATGGCACTCAATCCCAATAGAGTTGTGAATCCAAGCATTGCCAACCTACCATTCTTGAGCTCGGCTTCAGGGGTAAATGCTCCAATCTTCTCGATGGTGAAATCTTCGGCAGTAAACACCGATGCGAGCGCCAATGTGATGACTACACCAGTCGCAGCCATCGCATACACTGGATCCTCAACCTGTTGAATGATGTTGTCACCAGTCATCACCCAGTTCATAGAACCCCAAAGGAAACCCTGCATAGCAGCGCGACCATTGAGAACCTCGGCGAATCGATATTGGGGGATTGGAGTGGGCTTCTCCTCATACTCGATTATAATATCCTGAACGGGCTGTTCCTCGACGGGAGAAGAGCGTGTAATTGGTGTAACACGTGCACGACGCTTAGTGGTCTGACGATGCACACGATAGGATGGCTTAATCGACGAACAAATGAGAGTGCTCATTTTATAGATTCTAAAAGATTCGTATCTTTAAACCACTCTAAAAAAGTGGAACATGGGGGTGAAGAGACTCTGTTAGAAGAAGTGATGCGATACCGACCATCGCTAGACGACCATTTACAAGCTCTGTCTCAGGCTTCCAGAAACCCTGAATGTACCCCTCGTCATTAGGATTAGATGCTGTTCCAAGGAATGCCAAACTCGCAACCGCAACAGATAGACCAATGTTATCATGAAACTGGGTACTGAGTGAATTACCAGTCATGATCTCATCTACGAGAGCGGAGGTGAAACCAATCATAGCAGCACGCCCATTTACACGCTCAGCGACCGCAAGGAAATCGTTAGGGCGCTCAATAGGTGTGAGCATAGGAGACTTGAAAGTAGACGAAGCCTTCTTAGAAATCTTATTGGTTTTGACAACTGGCTTGTTAACGGACGCAAGAATGAGAGTGCTCATTTCTGGATAACATATTATTTTATCCTTTAAACCAAATCATTTTGTTTTTTACGATACGATTAAGTACATATATTTGTACAGCTAGTGCAACGGATGTATTTATAGTCAGCATGTTAAGACCGAACTTCCTATACTGGTACGTTAACCATAGAGCGGTTGTCGTAACACCCATTATAAGAATATCTCTAGATTCTTCACCAACTTCTTCAGATTTTTGAAGTTTATCGTACATTTGAACAAAACCCAAACCAATCGCGACACTTGCGATAATGTCGTTCAAATTCATTCTCAGTTATAGTATATGGATATTATTTTACAAAAATTTGCGGGAAAGATTGATGCTCAAAGCCTCGTCAGGACAGTTGAGGAGCTAAAGTCTGAATACCTGGATGACGGGTTTCAGAAGGAGGATATCCCCCCTGTGTTAGGTCGCCTTATGATGGAGTCTGTTAAGTTTAAGAAACTCCCTGGACCCCAGAAGAAGAAGCTCGTCATTGGTGTACTCAACCACTTGATCGAACAGATTGATGACGGTGAGAAGGACAGTGAATTTGAAGTTGTTCTTAAGACTATGGTCCCTCCCATGGTTGATGGTTTCGCTAATATGATGAAAGCGCAAAAGGCTGTGGCTAAGTGCCTCCCATGCCTTAGCGCCGATAAGTAATATAAAAAAACGACACGTAATTATTTTAGAATGAGATTTCCGTCTCTGGATGTTATGATTCAATATGGAATATATACAGTGAAGGAACTCGATCGTTTTGCTAAAGGACTTGTACCCAAAAAGAAAATTAAAGTCCTAAGTGAGTGTCCAAATTGTGATTTTGTATACGACGGAGCAACTTGTTTGAATTGCCAAGTATGAAGTATTGTACGGTGATAGGTTCTATGTCTAGAGGACCTTCCATAGAAAGTACGAATCATATGTGTGCAGAACGACAACTCATTCGACAATTATATAGAGAATGTCTTAGAAAGGGACACAAACCTCATCATTTCTCTGATTGGGTACATAGAAAATACGGTCATTTGATAATAGGTCGAAAAACTGTGCACGGTGACGGTATATCATTACCTTGTGTCTTGTGTAGAAAGACAATGGAGAGGTATGATATATGTTGGGTCGCACACGACGGTGAACAGTGGGTTCATAGTAAAAAAACTGAAAATTTACCACCTTCAATACCAACGGCTAAACAAAAAAGAAACTTAGGATTTGGGAGTAATAATAAGTCCCAATGCTGATTCTAAATTATTATGATTTCTTTTTAGTGGTTTAGTCCTCTTTAGCTTTAGCGAATTGTTATTAGAAGTAGAATTCTTGATTTCATCCATTTTCCTTGTGTTTGAAACGAAGGGTACAATATTATTGACTACTATTTTCGTATTCACTGGTTTAGGGTCATTTTTGTCGACTGTTTGATTACTTCTAAATTCTTCTATTGTCATGTCTCCACCAAACACCTTTAGTCTATATCTCCATGGAGCAGGGATAACCCGATCCAATGCCTGTTTTTCATACATTCTTCGTCTCATCATGACCATATTTGAAGTTATCATACTACCCTTGCCACACCCATATTTGTCTAGCGCATACGTTTTCATACAACTCCAAGAACAAAAGTTGCCAGTTGTATTAAATGTTTTTCGACGATCGTCATACTTTACAGGCATATTTAGGGGTGTACCCTCGAAAGGGTGACAACACCACCAACACCACATACGTTTAAGGATTATTTTCTCTTTAAGTCTATCTACGTTTAGACATAGTTCTCATGAGAATCATAAATATGATGCAACATAAACATGACGTAACACTCACACCTCCAGCACTGTATGCATGATACCTATCATTTTTAGACTTCCACCTAAATTTTTTTAGCTTGGGAAGCTTAAACATAGGTGTTTTATTCAACGGAAATTTGTTGTATGGGAACTTACGTTTTTTTTCATACGGTACAATTGGATCATCCCACCAGTCAGGTTTTACATATGGTAGTCCAGTATTACATGCTATGACTATATCCATATTTGACATATTTCGTATATCGATGTCTTGATCGCAGAAGTTGTAAGATGCCGCACACGAACCCTTAGGATTTTCAGGTATATACCCTCCACCCAAAACAGATTCACATGCATCCGGTCTACAGTGTACATTATCTACTAGAATTGGGTATCCATCCAATTTTTTTAATTCTGCCAAATTTTTAACTGCCTCGGTATGTGCTGGAGTACCTTCTGTTGCACTCGCTACCTTTGACTCAGCAGACTGCATCGCAATAGCGGGACCGAACGCCCTTTTGTTTTCATTTATGATTCCGTGTGCGTGTTTACACCCAGCTGCAGTAGATTCCATCGGGATAGCGGTTCGTTCACAGACATTATTCTTCAAATTATAGCATGTACACCACTCATCTCCAGGGTTGGCGATACAGTATGCCTCGGCGATACGATGATACATCTCATCCCCTATGAGCGGTTTTGAACAACTTGGTTCAGTCTGAATTCGTTTATCTATGGAACACCATTCTTCTCTACTAGCACCCATATCTTCACATGTGAGACCACCACCAACACTTTTTGATATATTTTCAATCTCATCACAATACTTCTTCACGACTCGACCGTATAACTCAATACGAGGGTCGCCTGCCTCTCCGGAAAGTCCTGAGTAAAGCATTTGGATTTCATTATTATTTGCATACACACATCGATACGTTCTGTGTCCTATTGGTACACCAGCAGTAGCACCCGGACATGGTGAACCCGTAATAGTGCTCGAGACCCATTGTTGAGAATGATTTGGGTTATTCAAGTCTGTTTTATCGACAAATGGGTAATGCCCCCACTCACCTTGACGAGGATCAGCCCTTCTACCATAAACTTCGATATCTTCGGTGATTGCACCTTCAGGTAAAGTAGGAATTTCAATCTTTTTCACGAAACTTATCTCATCATCAATTTTGTAGAATCGATGATTTAAACTACCCTTACCCTCACCATGTGTATTCCATAAAGGGCCACCAGCGGTATCCCCCTTACCAATAATTATACCACTACCCGGATTGTCCGCATCATTGTCAAAAAATACACCCCACGATGTATTTGAACAATCACCCTCTGTGCTATACGCCGAGGCTGAGTCGTTATGATCCACACCCTTACTGGTAGTGAAGGTCTCATTCGCACCCTGGCCATTAACCCCATTCTCCCATAGTGTGAGTTTACAACTCATCTATCTTGTCATAACATTAGAAAATTTATGAAAGGATAAATAATTTTTACCTACTGAATCGTCTCGCGGCTGGTCCACCAGAACTTAAGAGAAGTAACATGAGCATACAACAACACATCATCATAACTACACCACCCACACCACCCACACCAAGTTGTTGTTTTCTACTCGTCTTCAAACCTTCTATACTATTTGGGATGTACGACTTAGGATTAGTTCTAAAATCAGTGAGGGATACGACTTCTTCTTCGGTGTCTCCACCACCACCACCACCTCCACCTCCACCTCCGCCTCCAGCCGACGAACCATCACCCGCATTCAATTCACATGAAGCTTTAATATCAGACTCACTCATACTACCCACATCAATCTTTTGTGAACAAATTTGGATTGTTGATTTACACCCATTTGTTACACCGGGGGGTATATATTTGTTAGCTCCGGCACAAATAGAACCACACTTTCTTTGACCATCCCAAACACTTTTGAAATCGTCTGGTGTTGCATTTCTAAGGTCTACGTATGCACTTGTATCCGAACATCCAGCTGGACCGGTTTTCTTAGTTGGATCGCATTTATCCTTAAGCACATTATAGCATGAACAAAATGAATCGTTTGGGTTAGCCTCACAGTATGCGGCAGCTACCGATTCATAACCCGCCTGAGTCAAATTTGTTGTATTGCAGTTTGGATCAGTATGAATCCTGTTACTAACAGCACAATACTGCTTTGCTATAGCTACCCCAGTAGTTCTTTCCAAACATGACTGTGTACCCGGTTGTTCAAATATGTTATTAGAATCCGAACAATAACGAGTAACCATATCTTCGTACATCGGGCGATTTAACTTACCCCTTGTAAGGCTCTCAACATTTTTCAATTTCGCCGCACTTTTAGGGTATACACATGCGAATCTATGTTTTTGGTTCTGTCTTCCACCGTGTTCGTTATGCATACTCATAGGCCATACTTCACCACCGTCTGGGCATATTTCAGACTGAGTATACCATTGGTTTTGTACCATTTGGTAACCACCACTAAACAACTGCGCCATACCATTTTTTACGCCATAGTCAGATATGTAATAAATATCTTGATACCCAACAGCTTTGGTACTGAGTGGTACTTCATTAACTTCAGCGGCTGTGACCCCACCGTGTAAGTAATGCAACCAATGTGTACCATCTTGAAATACCATCGTATTTTGTCCGCGGTTTCTATCCGTGTCATGTTCATGTAACAGGACTTGATGGGTATCACCACACCCAGATACAGTCACTTGCATTCCCCAATCATTTTTACCACTCGGCATACCGAATGATTTGTTACCCGCCCCACCTGTAAATTGAATACCAAGATCTGAAGGTGATGAACCGTTCCAGTCTTGTATTTTAGCCGTGCATACCATAGGTCTATACTGATGTTAGTTTATATTTTTTTTTAGATGGTCGCCAGAAATTCTTTGAGTTCACCGTACTTCTTTTGGGTTGCGAGGGTTAGGGCCTTCTTCTGTTTCTCTTCATCATCGGTCTGTTTCTTGACCATTCCATAGAGGATGAAAGGGTTGGGTTCATCGGAACTCTCGGCATACATGAGAGCCTCAGACTTCGCACCCTCGTTCAGTTCAATACGAACCTGGGTTCTCCTGACTATCCAGACAGTCACGACGATGAGAGCCAATACGAGAACAATCTGGTTCAGTTTAATTTTATTGAAATTGAGTTTCATTTGAAATAGGATGATATTTTTTTCTCAGGTGAATGTATAATGGGTGGTGATTCCAGTCAGTCGATTGAAAATACATTCAATTTCTCAGCCATTAATGAGAATATTACAAATATCATTACCAACAACTCCTCTACGACCACCGCGACTGGTGCGAATATACAAGGTATGAAGGTTAACTTTGGACAAATTATTGGTTGTGATGTAAATTTGAGTCAAAAGATTACTTCAAAAACGATGGCTTCATCGGATTTTACTGCAGAGGAAATAACAGATCTACAAAATGAGATTACAAATGATATGCAGGCAGCGGCTGAGTCCGCTCTAGAAAATAACACAGAGATGGGAAGTGAATTAGGTGGAGTCTTAGATGGTGGTGATACAAATATGAGTGTAGTAAACTCAGTAAATATGGAAATTAAGAACCTTGTTGAAACAAATATCACAACAACAAATGTTAACAGCACTGTCGCTGAACAGGTGAATATCCAAGATGGTGAACTTAACCTAAAGTTCTATGACTGTAGTGATACTGGTGCGAAACTAGACTTTAGCCAAGATATCATGGCAGAGGTCAAAGCGACGTCTATCATGAACATACTCAAACAGGCTGTCCAAGAGAATAAAATACTTAACAAGATGGCAGCCTCAACAGAATCTGCTGTGAAAAAGAAGAAGGGTGGTATTGCGGGTGTTTTGGATTCGGTCTTCGGTGGTATCGCCGGTGTCATCGGTACTTCTCAACAAGGTGCTATGGCTGGTTCTGCTGCATCCGTGTCGATCGTTTGTGTGCTCGTCATAGGTTTAGCTGTTATGTTCCTGTCCCCCGCGGGACAAAACATGGGTAGGAAGGGTATGAATAAGTTCTAAAATCCATTTCATCTTATGGAAGAATAAGGTTTATTTCTTCGGGTTTAATTGGTTCGTTTAGGTTCCAGTTGAAGAGATAATAGTACACATATCCAGTTCCTTTGACAAATTTCATTTTTTCAAGAAGTTCTGTTGATACACCTGCTTCAGCGCTATTGAATACATGATACCCTAAATTTTTAGCGATAAGAAAGGCGTCATTATAAACATCTCCAGCCATAAAATATCTATAGACTTGTTTGACAACATCAGAACCATCTGCTCTTTCACATGGAATATCATAGAATGAAATGAAACCGTCGGTCTCATCACTTATATAGGAATGTATAGGCAATAATCGCTTCTTTACAAATTCTTCGTTTATAACTGGTGTAATTTTAAACTTTTCATTATATTCCTGTAAAATCCGAATCACTTTAGGAATATCTTCATTAGTCATTTTTTTCCATGTATATTTACATGGTCCGTGAACTTCGTGATAACGTTCGCGGGTATGACTTGCCTGATGAAACTTGGTTTTTATAAGATGTTTAACATCTAGAAATCTATGCCAATAGCACGACTTAGATATAGGTGTCGGAATATTTATATGGGCGGTGTATACAGCTTGCCATATATTTTTGAGTGCGATTCGTCTTTTAATTTCATCTATAAGAATAGGCGCAAATCCATAATTTCTATATGATTCGTGGACACATAGATAATTGATTTGTGCCATTTTCATAACTTTATCATCTATGCGTACATCTACATCTGTAGTTGTGATATACCCAACCAACTCTCTAGTTGTAAGTTTACGAATTGCTACACTGTTATCGATTGACCATTTAAGTATTTCTGGTGTGTAATAAAGTTTGAAAAATGAATTACCTAGATAATGTTGCTGTAAAAATGTGAGAGCTTCGTTATTTTTACATGATGACCATATAAATTCGGGTGGTAATATTTTAGGTTTAGATGCTAACAGTCCAGTCGTTTCATTCGAAGTATACATACGTGTAGTTGGTTGTTTATCCCAATACTCATGCATTTTATACAGATGGTAGGTTAATTTTTTAAGTTCTAAAAGTAATATATCAACTTTTAGAATGTAATTTTTATATAAAGATATAATATCAGATATAATAATGAGTCTTGAACTGAAACATCTTAAACAACATTATGAAACTATACGATCTGAATGTGATTCTCTTCCAACGAATTTTATTCATCCATCTGGACGAAAAAGGGGTGATTGGGAAGACTCCCCAATGCTTAAGGAAGTCATGGAAAGTTACGTAAGTGGTAAAAATGGATGGCTAAAAGGGTGGACCGATGAACCAGATGAGTGGTATGGATGGCCACTGATATGGAAAGATCGCCCAGTTGTAGGAAATTGTAAATTATGTCCAAAAACATATGAAATTTTATCAAAGACTAAAGGTGTTCGTATAGCAGGATTTTCACTTATGAAAGGTGGAGCAAAACTTCCCGTTCACACTGACAATGTTTCAGATACATATGTTTTTACGTATCATTTGGGAATTAAATGTCCCGAGGGAAATATACTGTACACAAAAGACGGTCCAGTAGTTGAAGAAAATGGTAAACATATCATTTTTAATGCGAAATATGAACACTGGGCGGAAAACAAATCAGATGAAGACCGTATTATACTCCATATTGAGTACCATCGGTAGATACAATTTTAAAAGGTACATCCATTTTTCTTATATTTCTTAATTTCAATTTCTTACCATATATATCATCATCAAAATTATGAATATGTACTTCACACATATTTTGTGGTCCTTTTAGTAATGTACCTTCACCATAATTTGTAGTACAAGAATAGAATCCATTTCCATTGATTTTATCTGGACATATTGAAAGATTTGCAGTTTTCCAATCGATTTTTTTTGAAATGCCCGCTCCCTTTACAACTTTACATGAATGTTCCCATGGTCCATTATCATGGTTTACTTTTACAATTATGAAAATAAGTAGTAAAATTGTTGTGAGTAGGTACAACATATACTATAAGTATTATTAAAATCCATTTGTTATAATTGCATCGACATTGAACCTATACATATATTCTAGTTCTTTGTCCTCTTTGTGTGTATATGTGTACACCTTGATATCTTTCATTTTACAGTAAGATATGAAGTGATGATCTAAACATGTCCAATGTAGGACTACCGCTGTGAGACCCCTAGTTAACATGTCATACTCGTCATTAATAAATGTTGTTTCGAAGGTGGATCCTTTTTGAAATTCCATAGGGAGATTATGGATTAACTTTCGATTGAAACTACAAAAAATGACGTTCCGTGTTGGTCTAGTTTTATAAAAATTGACAAGTGCTGAAGCGATTTTAAAATCGGAACCTTTGATGTCTAGAAGAAGTAATGTTTTGGAAATATTTGGGATTTGATCATATACATCTTGGAGTGAGCAAACTCCTAATTGTTTCAATTCGTTTAGACATAAATCACTTACGAATTGTTCTCCCACGTACACATCGTGAAAAAGTACAATTTCTCCGGATGCACAAAGTTGTACGTCTATCTCAACTCCGTCATAGGACCTATGAACAGCTTCTTGAATCGCATCAATAGTGTTATCAATACGGTCAATGGAGTATCCTCGATGAGCGATACACTTCATTAAGTTAAAGAGGTATTAAGTCTTTATACTAATGATTCTTAGTATCGATGTTGGTATAAAGAATTTGGCGATGTGCCTTCTCGATGAAGACGAAAACAACCTAGTTGTTGAGTGGGATGTGGATGGTATACCCCCTCAACACAGGGATGGTGTATACGTCTCTATGAGAGATCATCTTGATGCTAGGCCATGGGTACTAAATGCAAAGACCATCCTTATTGAGAAACAACCAGATCGCAACAAAAAGATGGTATCTGTTATGCATTTTCTTTATGCATACTTCATCATTAAATGTCCCAAAGCTGAAACGATTCTTTATGATGCTCGACACAAAATCCCAGATGTTGCTGGACCAGGTAAGGCACAGTACAATAAGAGAAAGAAGGTTTCCATAGAGAGGTGTGAAGACTTTATACGTAGCAATTCAGTAAACTCTCATTGGATTGATACATTTGTGAAATCTAAAAAGAAAGATGACTTGGCAGATACTGTCATGCAGGCATTGTCATTCGTGAATAGGAGGGAAGTCCTACCCGCTTCACAAAAGAAGAAGTCTACAAAGTTGGTGGCACGTCGACCAAATGAAAATCAAAAAACTACAAAATATTCAAAATCAAATCTTGCTTGGATTTATTTAAACAAAGTTGAATGTGAAGTTCTAGAAAATAATAAAAGATTTATGAAAGATCTAAAGAGGTATTATCGAAACCTAAGTGAACTGATTAAAGATATAAATGGATAATTATTCACAATGTCTCTCACAATCAGAATGTCCGCCACCCCCAACAAGCCCAACATCGACAAGATCATCAAGAGTAATAAACGTCTTAAGGCTGCCTTTCACTCGAAGAAACCTCAAAGGAAACATCATCGTGTAGCGATCGACGAATTGGATACATTTCTAGAACTGGTTGACGACGCTATGGATGCCATGAATGATGTCGAAGTTGTTAGTAAAGATGCACAAGAAAAGTTGTATAAGTTATACGATTTTTGTGGAGAGGTTCCAATGGATGATGCTTGTGATTATTAAAGATTAGAACGGATAGATTTATATAATGAAGAAAGTATTAGATCATGGATTCGTAGAACTCGTCGACCATATGCCCCAAGAAAATCTAGATAAGGCTATAGTTGATGGTGCTCGTGTGAGTTATCAAACGGGTACTAAGACCACTCGTGGTGATCGAGGTCTTATTAGGTACCTTGTCCGCAATTGGCATACTTCACCCCTAGAACTTGTTGTTTTCAAGTTTCGTATCAAGGCACCCCTTTACATCGCTCGTCAGTGGCTTAGGCATCGAACCGCATCCGTGAATGAGATGTCCGCGAGATATTCTATCGTTGATGAAGAGTATTACGAACCAGAAGTCCTACGTGGACAGTCTGCTGTAAATCATCAAGGATCAGAGGGTGTAGTGGAACTAGACGATGAGTTGAACCAGTCTCTTTCTGACCAGTACAAGCATGCGTTTAAATTGTACGAGCAATTACTCGAGAAGGGTGTTTGCAGGGAACAGGCGCGAGGTGTTCTCCCCCAATCTACGTACACCTCTTTCGTATGGAAGATGGATCTACACAATCTCATGCATTTCTTGCAATTGAGAATGGATCATCACGCTCAAAAGGAGATTCGTGACTATGCCACGGCTATATATGAACTCGTCCAACCCCTAGTACCCCACTCTATGGAGGCATTCATGGACTTTCGTGTAAATGCGATGCAGTTAACAGGGCCTGAAATTGAAGCTATAAACTCTGGTAAGGAGATTGAATCTCCAGGTGAAAATAGAGAGTTTCTAGAAAAATTAAAACGGTTAAAAATTAAATGTCCTTAAAATACAACAAACACTATGTTCGCTATTACTGCATCCCCCACATGGTTCGCCAAATCCGACGACTTTAAAAAGATAGGCAAGAAAATCCAAAAACAACGAAAGACTGAGGTAGACAAAATTAAGGACAAGATTGGTGACATCGCACGTGACGAACGCAAGCGTGTTCAAGAAATGTTCAAGGAACATCAAGATGTTATCAAGAAGGAGGAGAAGAAAACTAAGAAGAAGAAGAGCAACACTAAAGAGATCGATCTTTACGAAAAGTAATCCAAATAGCAATTCCAACGAGTAGAGCAGCAATTGGTGTCCCGTTAAACCTCTCAGCTAATAAAGCACATATCACACTGTATTGAACTATCCGTATCTCCTGTCGTGTTTTAATCATTGATCTTTTCATCGCTGCTCTCGACCTCTCAAGGCCGAGAACAGTCGAATTTATTTTTCCAATTTTAGATGGAATTTCTGTGGTGTTCATGATCATTTCACTTATATCAAGAGACTCTAAAAACTGCTCTTGAATCATTGGTTCTAGGTATGTGAAATAATCAAAATCTGGGTCGAGTTGAAGACATATCCCCTCAATTAGGGAAAATGATTTCGCTAAATATACAAAACTTGTTGGTACAACAAATGGTTTTTCCATTGCAAGTTCGGCCGCCAGCTCATCGTTCATGATAGCACCACCGTCAAGGGTTTCTAAATATCCCAGGATAGTTTCAAAAAATACTTCAATATCACTGACGTCTGAAGATGTTGGTACAATGACACCCAGCTTAATTAATATTTGAACAACTCCTTTTGTATCTCGTTTTATAATACACCCAAATAAGTCTGCGAAACCCTGCTTCAACTCATCATCTAACTCAATTAATAGACCAAAATCGTAAAACACCAATTTACCATCTTTTGAAATAGCTAGATTACCTGGATGTGGATCACCATGAAATAACCCACCATCCATAGTTTGAATTACATACGAATTAACGAGAGCCTCACACACCTTCTTCCTATTGATTCTCTTATTTTTGATCTCTGTAATCTTGTCAGCCTCCACATACTCCATTACAATCATATCATCGGTACAATACTTTTTATACATATAAGGAACTTTTATCCAATCAATACCTTTCAAACTCCTTCTAAACTTAATCGCATTTTCAACTTCTTGTCTGTAATCGGCCTCTCCAAGAAGATACTCGATAGAATCATTGAGAACAAATTCAGAACTAGAACCAGTGTCAACACCTATTGACTGAATAAAGTCCAATATCTTTTTAACATTGTTTGTATCTGTTTTCATAATATCTAGGATTCCTGGTCTTTTTAATTTTACAACAACTTTTTTACCATTTTGAAGAGTAGCTTTATGTACCTGTCCAATACTAGCTGATTTAAATGGAATCTCTTCAAAATCTTTGAATATATCTCTATTTACAACATCTTTCACAAGATTAAAGTCAAATGGTGGTACATTATCTTGGAGAGATTCAAGTTCTTTGGTAAATTCTGGTGGATAGAGGTCTCCTCGTGTGGACGCTATCTGTCCTAATTTTACAAATGTAGGTCCAAGGTCTAAGAGTTCATCTCTAGTCCATCGACCAAGCTCAGCTTTATCCTCAGTAAAACGCTCTTTCCATAAATATTTAGCTGCGAATTTCCATGTTTTTACCTTTTGATTTGGTGCCAACTTGACAGGTGGCATCTTCATATTGGCTATACTCAACATATCCTACATTACCCCTAGGATTTTTTCTATAAGCTAAAGATAGAATGAAGATTCATATCATCGGAGCAGGTCCAACAGGAATGTCCCTCGCATGGGAAATACTTAGATCAGGAGACCATGATGTCACTATATATGATAGGAAGGTTTCAGCTGGTGGTTCTTGGTGGGAACCTGACACAGAAATTCGAGATCTTCACGCACATAGAATTGTGTTTGATAAAGCATTTGTTAATACACAGTCGCTATTTTCTGAAATGAACATCGATTGGAATGAAATATTCCAAATAGTAGAAAAGAAGAGTATTTTTGAATTTGCTTTTAAATCCCTAGGTGTAAAAGATTACGGACCTCTTATTTCTCTTTTCTCTCGAGTACTTGCACAACCTCAAAAGTTTAAGGGTATATCTCTAAAAGACGCAGTAGGACCTTTAAGTGAGAAAGGTCGGGCATACATTGAACATTTACCACTTATCATGGATGGGGTTACATGGGATGTCATGACAGCGTACGAGTTTGTAAAAAATTTAGATCATACCATACTTTCACAAATGTGCACACAGAAGGTGTCAGGTAAAGTAATGTGTGATGCAATGGAAGAAGCACTCATCAACGCTGGTGCCAATTTTATTTTTGGTACAGAATTGATGAATGTTGAATATGGTGAAGATGACTTTGTGGCTACATTTTCAGATGAAAGAACTGTTGATGATGGAATGCTCTTTTTGTGTCTCGATAACAGTCCAGCTATGAAGTTTTTAGGTGATAATTGGGGTCCTGACGCTACCAAACAATTACAAGGAAGTACATATGGTGCTATAAATGTTCTTATCGACTATGACGAAACACCAGTCATGAAAACCGATCTCGAAATAGCAACTCAAACTAAATGGAACTTACAACCTAAAGTTCTATTCGGTACCAATACCATATCATGTGTCATATGTGACCTCAGTGAAGAAATATTAACCTCCAATCCCGAAACCATAAAAGAAGAAGTTGTAAAACAACTTGGTTTACCCGAACCAGTTGAAATGCGAATTGGTTGGGGTGCAGAGTGGGAGGTAGAAAAGGAGAGATGGTCCTTTTCTCAGTCCTCTGGGGTTCTCAGCCTTCATGGTCAACTCCCATTCTTTGGTAAATGCCCTAAAGTTGCGATGTGTGGTATGATGTCTCCTCGTGAAACCCCATACTCAAGTATTGAAGCCGGTACTGAGGTATCTAGAGCCCTAAGTCACGAATGTTTTGGTACAAGAAAACCACTCAAACCTCTACTTCTCACACAAGTCCTACTTTTCATACTTGTGTTGCTTATAGTTTTAATTTTAGTATATCGTAATAGAGATCAATGAAGTTCGTGGCTAAAGTTCATGAACCCATGTATGATTTCAATTCTAAAAAGTATATCCGTTATATAATTCCTGCTAAAGTCTCGGAAATTATAGAACGAATGCATACAAATAAATGGCACTTACTTGCAAATACAAATATTGATAACCCCCTTGATGGGAATATTCTTACTGTGAAGGTACCATTTCGTTATAGGAGAGTGATGTGCAACGTCAAAGGACGTCCCATTCAGTCTCTAATAAAGGGTGATGATGTTGAAGTCGAAATAGACTTCAAGGGAGTTTGGAATGTTGGTAATTACTCGGGCTTTTCTTGGATACTCTTAATTTCATCCATGGATGGGTGACTACCGTCAAGCGACTGAGTGGGATCATTGGGAAGTTCAATATTGATGAGACCACCTTTCTTGAATCCCTCAAAAGTTTGAAGCATTCCCTGAAGCCTTAATACCTCATGGGTCATCTTCTCAATAGATGTACAAAGTTGTTTAATGTTTTCTTCAACATTTACGGTAGGCATTATATATATATAAAGTTTATAATCTTTAAATCTTTAAATGACCACTCTCACTAGAACTGGATATCTGGTGGATGTGGGTCCAATTCAAGAAATTAAAAAAGAATTAACGGTAAGACCCATCGTAAATGGAGACTTTGGATTTCCTCCACCGCCTTTCAAAGTTTTCAAACCAGCTAAGAATGGAGTCTGCGTTCCCAGATTCTATGGAACTTCTAAACTTGGAGAACCTAAACATGACAAGCGACCAGAACCAACTAAAATTAACACACGATTTGCAGGACAACTCAGGGATGCTACACATCAAAATGAAGCATTCGGAGCAGCGATTAAAGCAGGGCATGGCGTCCTTTCTTTACCATGTGGCTATGGCAAAACGACGGTATCCCTGGCCATAGCTTCTAAACTTGGATATCGCACGATGATTATTGTACATAAACAGTTTCTCGCTGATCAATGGAGAGAACGCATTCAACAGTTTTGTCCGGGAGCCACTATAGGGGTTGTTCAACAAAACAAAAAGGAGGTTAATTGTGATTTTGTCATCGCTATGCTTCAGTCTCTTTCCCTAAAAGAATACAGTTTCTCAGATTTTGAAAGTATAGGTACAGTGATTGTTGATGAAGCACATCATATTTGTGCTAAAGTATTTAGTCAGAGTCTGTTTAAACTTTGTCCACGACACATCTTTGGACTCTCCGCAACTCCAGAACGGAAAGATGGTCTCACCAAAGTTCTTCATTGGTTTATGGGACCCACCTTTTTTGCAGTTGAACGAAAAAATCAGGGGCAGGTTGAGGTATTTCCTGTCGTATTTGATTCCCCAAACTATAAGAATCCACCTCCATCTATGAGAAATGGTAAAATTTCAATGCCAAATATGATTACAGAACTTGTTGAAGATAGGGCTAGAAACAAAATGTTAGTAGAATTAGTAAAAAAAGCATCCGCAGGTACCCGTCAGCTTCTAGTTCTCAGTGATCGTCGTTTTCATTGTGAATTTCTTCACCAATGTTTTCCTAAAACGTCTGGTCTATACATGGGTGGTATGAAAGAAGCTCAACTCCAAGAGTCTTCCAAGAAAAAGATTATTTTTGCTACGTTTAGTCAAGCACATGAAGGTTTAGATATTCCCACATTAGATACAGTTATTCTAGCTTCTCCTAAATCTGATATTACACAAAGTATTGGTAGAATTATGAGAGAAACGAAAGGAAAAAAGAATGAACCCCATATCTACGATGTTCACGATCCATGGTCTGTATTTACAGCGATGTATTATAAACGAATGAAGATATACCGTCAAGGTGGTTTTAACATACACGGTAAAAATGTAGAAGAACCTAAGAGTGCCTTCCCTCAGGGAAAGTGTCTGTTTTTATAATCTAAACATCTATTAAATGTCGGGTGCATTAATACAATTGGTCTCTAAAGGAGTTCAAGATGTGTATCTTACCAGTGAAGAAGGTCATTCTTTTTTTCGTATGAAGTTTACGAGACATACAAATTTTTCTCAGGCTCCAAAATTGATTAAATCGGTCACCCAAACTGACAACTCAATTACTATACCAGTTTTAGGTGATATCATTAATGGTATTTGGTTTGAAAAAGTTGGTGTAGATGCTGTAAACATGTCTTCTAATCTTTTTTACAATTCCACTATCGAGCTTTATATAGGGGGTCAAAAAATAGATTCTCAACATTTTGATTATTATTCGGATATATGGCACAATTATATGTCTGACACATGGACTAAGACACAAGAATTGAATAACAAAGTTTCTAAATCCAATCCAGCATTTCTCCCACTTCACTTCTTCTTTTGTGATCATAAGGCATTCTTACCCCTTGTAGCCTTACAACATCATCAAGTCGAAATAAAAATCAATTTCGATGACACGTATTATAATGATTCAGTTCTAAATCTTACAGCTGCACAAAAACGAATTAATGTATACGGCAACTATATTTACCTAGATAAAGAAGAACGAGAATCTCTCGTGGGTCGAAGTCTCGACTTTGTCATCACACAAACACAACAAATAAATCTTCCATTGGAGACTGTGGCTGATAACGCTTTAGGTGGTGGTGATAATACATTTGATATTTCATCGTTTAATCATCCAGTCAAATCCATCTTTTTTGGTTTTGGTGCATTAAGTGATGATTTTGCGAACGATCGTTTCACATTTTTAAGTGGTGATATTCAAATCAATGGGACCCCAATCCTTGAACACATGTCTCCAAATTATTTTCACACAGTACAAAATTATTACAAATCATCGTACGGTGCGAGTGATTTTGTCAGTGAAACCAACGTACTTTTCAACACAAGGTACTTCGTGTATCACTTCTGTCTAAATGCATCTGACTATAATCCATCAGGTACATGCAACTTTAGCCGTATCGATAATGCCAAACTTGTATTACGGGGTGTGGAGAAGGGTAATCTTAGACCAAGTAATCAGGAGTTAAGTATATATGCAGTAAACTATAATGTTCTAAGAATCAAGGATGGTTTAGCTGGAATTTTATTCGGTAATTAAGGTATAGATGGGTAGGACAGCTCGTTTCGATCAGGTTTTCGTAACCAGTCTAGACGCAGACCCAGTCGAGCAAGATGTACTTACTGACGTAAAAAGTATTATTACAAAAGAGATCGACGTTGAAGTTATTACAGCAGAAAAATTTGCTATTTCTAATACAAATCCTACAAAGAATATTTCTATAGGTTCAAATATTTTTGTAGATGATATATCAACGAATATTGTTCTTGACGTGACCAAGGGTATTCGTGCCGAGCGTTTGTATGTGAATGATAAGCTTGGTATTGCGGCACCGGGTGCTACAAACGAGTTTCAGATTGGACCAAATGCTGAATTTGTTATTAATAGAGCTAGTGAACATTTAGTTACCGCAAAAGGTAACGTTTCAGCTACAAACGTTCTAGTTTCAAACATTATTAATGTGGATGATACACTCATCATTGATAGAATGGGATCAAATGTATTGAAGGTTGTGGGAAATACACATACTACAAATATATCGGTTGAAAATTATTTAAGTGTTGGTACAACTAAAAATATTAATCCGGGTTCAAATGTAGCTGTTTTTCATGATAGTAATGTATGTATTGACCAAGGACATTTAACAATAAATGGTAATCTCCATGTGAATGGTAATGCATTCATTTCTGAGTCTGCTACTTACGAAACACTTATCAACTTAGTTGTTGCAAATTGTGTCATCCAACAAGCAGCCACGAATAACAAAAATGCCCCATTTGATAATGCTTTACTCATGACTGAGGCTAGTGATGGGAGTAGGTCGAATCTTGTATTTGGATATCAATTTTCGAATAACGAATTTTTAGTTGGTCGAACCCAGATGGCACCGGGTCTAACTACAATCGTAGTGGATCAATCAAATACGGTTAATCTTCATGTATACGGACAGATGTATGCTGATGGTAATGTTGGTGTGGCAAATACATCAACCAAATTTACATTGTCAGTGGGCTCAAATGTGTACTTTGATGATACAGGACCAAATGTGTTTGTATCTGACGGGAATGTTGCAGTGACAGGTAATGTAGTTGCGGGTGGTATGAGAATTGGAAGTTTAGTAACTTTCGATCCAAGTGCTACTGTACCAATTCTTTTCAATGAAAATATTAAATCAAATTCAATTCGAACGGTGGGTTCAGGCACATCTCATTCGGGTATTGCCAATGTTGCACCAACAAATACATTGTCTGTGGGTGCGAAGGTATTTGCAAATATGGTAGCAGCAAATGCCTTAACAGTTTTAGGTAATACGGCTACAACTGAACTTGTCACAAACTCTATACATTCGTTCTCAAACATTGTGATACACGCCGATAGGTACGGTGGTTTAACAGGTACATCAAATGCACTTGTTCTTAAATCCGGCTCGGCAGCCTCTAATGTGAGTTCAATCGAAATAATTGGAGCTAGTACTTCAAACACACACCAAATCATCAAAATGAAAACGCGAAACACTGAGAGAGTGCGTATTGATACAGTGGGGAGGGTTGGTATATCTAATACCCACCCCACTGAAAAGTTGACCGTCGCGGGTAATGTTCATGCGACTCTAGGTGATGGTTTTATTTATGGTAATACCTGGGGATCGGCATCAAACACGAGTTCTCGTATGTATTCATCCCACTTGGTAGGTGAGAACAAGATTGAGAATATTGTAGCTGAGGGTAAGGGTCTCAATTTTTACGCGAGTAAAACTGCTACTATGGGTACACCAAAGTTGACCATCCTTGAAAGTTCAAATGTTGGTGTGGGCACGGCTACACCAAAGGGTCGATTGCACACATCTGGGGGTACGGTGTTTATCAATGATGAAATTGCTAATAATGGAACCTACAAACATCTTGGAACTCCACTCATCGTTTCTAATGTAACCGCAGTTTCAGCAGATTTGACAGATTTCGCGAGGGTTTTAGAACTTTGTAGAGAGGGTGGAACCGCGAGTAGTGATGGTGTGAGGGCAACAATGAAAATGGGTAAACACACGGCGGTTTCAAGTGGTACAGCCAACTCTCAACTTGATATATATTTAGCAAGTACAAATTACGAGACAGAGGTTGATGTGCTTTCACTTAGAAGTGATGGTCGCGTTGGTATAGGCACAACATCACCTACCGCTCATTTAGAAGTACATGCTACGGGTGCAGCCAACCCCTTAACAAATGGTTTGTTAGTGCATAACTTTGATGGAGCTTCAGGTGATGCAATTTTAGCGGCCAAAACTCGTATACTCGCAGGTAATGTATTCACCTCTTACATCCAAACAAATGCGGGCTCTAATCCTAGGGGTTGGTCAACAGGTGTAACTGGATCTGACTCAGATTTTAGAATCACACAAAATACAGATAACAACAAAGAACCAACAGCTGTGGGTCTATTCATATCTGGTTCAACTGGAAATACCGGAATAGGCACGGATGCACCCAGGGGTGTACTAGATGTATTGGGTAATGTAGTCGTGGGTAATGAGGTGTCGTTCGGGGGTCTCGCTGGTGACCTGTTTGGTAACACGAGGCTTGTAGAAAGACGTTATAATACGGATCAGACCAGAAATGAACTTGTAATATTCAAGGGTAATGACGGAGATACAACCAGTGGTCCTGATAGAATTCGACACATTGCCGCGGAACACGTATTTACAACTTATACATCATCTGGTGAAACTTTCAGTGATCTTGTAGATGATGATGCTACGGGTGATGTACCAATGTGTATCACCAATCAAGCCGGTATTGTCGTTATTGGTGGTAAACGTTCAGACGCAGTGGGGCGTGGTTCAAATACAAAACTCGTAGTAAACGGTGATATCGAGTTCGCTGGTGGTGGTGCATTCAAATTGACTGGTATGGCATTCGTGACTACTGACCCCGCATCAGGAGACTCCGTGAACAAAATTAGAAGTATTAAAGACGGTAGTGACCGCCGCGTACTTACGTTTGTACATGAGATTGATTCTAGTAATGATTCAGAATTCGCCCGTTTTGACAAATTTGGTAGACTTGGTATAGGTACATCAACTGTAGACTCGAATGTACACATTTTCAATGGAAACACAACAGACCAAACACTCCTAAAACTTGAGAGTCCTCACCCAGGTTCGGGTACATTCACTAAAAAGTCTGGAATACTTCTTCATACCACTGAAAATTTCGGTGGTTATGTGAAGGCTTTCAGGGACTCAGCTACTTCACTTTCCGGTATCGTAATTGGTGGTACCAATAGCGGTACAGAAACGGATGGTGTCCATATTACACACGCGGGTAACGTGGGTGTGGGTACCCTAAACCCACAGAAACAGCTTCATGTCTACGATGGTATGGTTCGTGTAGAAAGTGCCTCAAGTAACGCAACTATCGAACTCACGACATCGGCTGGGAGTGCGAACATTTATGCGGACACCACAGGTAATGTATATATAAACCCATTGAGAACTGGTTTGAGAAACACAACCTTCCTCAACAGTAATGTAGAGGTCATAGGTGATTTCTCTGTAGATGGTGCTTTAGATTTGGGTAACCAAGTCGGTCTAGGTTTGGATGGTGCGAGTGCTAACACAACACTCCACGTGAATGGTGGTATCATCACAAACTCTGACCAGGTGGCGACGAAGCGGTATTCAAATACGTTCCCAATCAATGACACTGATGGGCAAGATGTGATACTCACTTTTAAAACTGGGACGTTTTATGCAAAGATTATAGCTGTATTAAGAGACTCAGGAACTAAAGCTAACACGAGTACTGTGGTTCTTGAAGCGACCGGTGGTACACATGATGGTACAACCGGAACCATATATGATATAGCCTTGGGTCCACAAACCATAATGGGTAGTACTGGGGGTACACAATATCCGTGGAGTAGTGCAACACAAACGGGAACACGGAGTATTCGACTTTTACCGGCGACATTGGATGGTGGTCGAAACTATACATACGACATAACTGTGGAGGTGACGAGTGCGTGTGATGGTGGTCTTAAGAAAATTTCACACAACCTTACTTCCCAGAACCAAGCTAACCTCGATAATGAAACTGCTGGTACAATTACTCTAGCGACATTCACATATTAAATTTACTACGAGGGAGGGTGGTACCCCGCGGTAGATTAAACATTTACGCCCTGATGGAATCAGAGATGGCTAGTGCTACTACGCCAACAATGAAAGCCATGATGACGTAATTTAATTCGGTTTCTTCGCGGCCGACCTGAGGCTTTACAGGTTCGACCTTGGCCTCAGCGACAACTTCTTGCTGTCGAACGGGAGGCTCGAGCTCCTCAAGCGGACAATACGCTATCATTTATATAAGTTTAGAGATTTATTTCGGTCTTCTTCTTTCGACGAGTTCTCTTGGGTTTAGATCCTGCACCAACATTGACCTCCTTGACCTCACCTCCAGTGGAATCACCGGAGACTGACATGATATCAGAGAGATCATCATCCTCCTCAACAGGCTGAGGCGCCGAGGGTCCTTGCCCCATTGAGGTATTCATTGGGGGTGGGGGAGGCATCGAAATACCACCCATCAGGCTTGAAATATCAAGTCCGGGTCCCTGCATCTCGTACTGCCCTGATCCACCCACGGGTGCATCAACTGCGGGGCCACTAGTGTCACGGGTAGTGTTCTGAACCGCCGCCATCATATTCTTCACCAGGTCTGGATTCTGCTTCATAACATCATTCATGTTAGGCATCACTGACTTGAACATCGAATTTGTAAGGTGAAACATCATTGCTGAGCCACCCAACATCATAATCAGCTTGACCTCTGGTGCAACACTGACCTTAGATCTGTATTTCACATATAGTTCCTCAAATACACCATCATAATCATCAACATTTTCCATAACAGACTCAGACCAACCCTCAAGTTGAACCTCAAATGGGTTATACCTCTTATTCAAAAATTCAAGCCCAGTTACACAGGCGACCAACATACGACGAGAGAAGCGAACTGATTGTTCAACATCTATGCTGTATGTAATCCTCTTGACCTCTGATCTGAGTTCATCAACATTCGAGTAAGCGTTCAACCTCTTGTTAACTGCAAACCCCTTCTTCTCAAGTCGAGCTAATTTGTTAATAAGATCCGACTTCTCTTCATCAATTGAAGTGTACCCCTTCGAGGGTTGCTCACCCTGGTCACTAGGACCTGGGCCCATGGCTTCATCATCATCGAACATCATTGGTTCATCCTCACCATAATCAATTTCCTCATCCTGTTGAGGCTGAGCTGGGGCACTTTGTTTGTTGGGATTCACAAAAGCATCCATAGCCTCCTGACCCTGAAAAGATTGTTGAGGTCTTTGCATAGGCCTTGTGGGTCGAGGTACAGGTTTTGGTCGTGGTGCAGAAATTTGAATCTCATCCATCAGGGCCTGTTCATCAGCATCTAATTTCATCACAGTCGTTTGACCCCTATCGAGTACGATTTCTTCGTCCATCTACTGTCTAATTAGAAACTAAGAAAATCTCTTTAACGCACTTTAAAAAAATCTATGTCTATTATAAATGTTTAATCTTAACCTCAACAAGAGTGATCGCAATGCTCTCATGGCCATCGCGGTTTTGATGACCCTCATCTTCGTTCTGTCTGTTATGACTGTGAAGACCGCGAATTATCAGCCCAGGCCAATTACTATTACACCTGTCAGTGAAGAATCTCTCTTCGACCTCAAGCCCGACCTTGAGTGTACCGCTGGTTCAGGCAAGGAGGACAGCCCTTACTCGGTTGGTCTTACCCCAGGTGGTCTTTGTGGTGCCCAAAAACTTGTAGGTGATCACGCCGGATATGAGATCGCGGATGGAATTGGCGGATCTTTAATCTAAGCTAATAATAAATGGCTCTGATTACATCGCCAACTGATATGATTCCCGATCTAAACTATGAATATCATACCATCACTGTTGATACTCTTAATCAGACTAGCGCGAATACATGGACATGTTTTTTGAGTCAGCCTCTAAAAAATGTTGTACAGGCTCGACTTCTAGCCGCTCGAATTAATACAGTCACACCAGCTAATGGAAGTGAACATTGTTACATTTCCATTGATGAGTTGAATTCTACATTTAATGATCGCGCTACCAATGTTTATGAAGGTCAGGCATCGCTAGGTATGCTTCGAAAATCTTTTGCCAGTATTGTGACTACAGATGATACTGGTATAATAAGTTTCAAAGATGATTACCCAATTGCTGTGCAATACGTAAACCCTATTCGAAGAATTGATCGTCTCACTATTAGTATTCGTAATCAAAGTGGTGTTCTTATAACACCACCAAATCCCGCTGAAAATAATTTTTTAGTCCTTCGTTTCGTCTGTAGAAAACCCAACCTGTAATTTTTCTCCCCTTAAATTAGTATTACCATGTCTGCCGGTGTTGTTCAATTGATTGCTATAGGTGCCCAGGATAAATATATCATGGGTAATCCTGAAATATCTTTCTTCAGTTCAACATTCAAACGCCATGCTAATTTTTCACAATCCGTTGAAAAACAAACCATCCACGGAGCGGTGAAAAACAATTCTATGTCTAGCATCCAATTTGAGAGATCTGGTGATCTTCTCAGTTATGTGTATTTTACACTCGATGACAAAACCCAAGCCCTCGATATTCAACGTTGGGACACCATTATTGATAAAGTTGAGCTTTTAATAGGTGGTTCCGTTATTGACACCCAAGATGCAATTTTCACAGAGAAGATTGCCATAGATACCTTTGCGCAGAATGTATCTAGGAGTGCGAACGGTACACACCCGGGTATTTCTGCGCGCTCGTTTTTTTACCCTCTCAGGTTCTTTTTCTGTGAGGGGCCACAATGTGCTCTACCCCTTGTAGCCCTAAACTATCATAATGTTGAAATTAGGATCCATTGGGCTACAGCAGCTTCCAATTATAACGTTGAATGTTTCGCGAATTATTATTACCTTGACAATGAGGAGCGTGGTCAGGTTGCATCTAGAAAACATGATCTCCTCATAACACAAGTCCAAAAAAATATTGCTTCAGGTACTTTAGTTCAAGAACTTACGTTTAATCATCCAGTAAAATATTTAGCATCATCGGATACAACAACCGACGGTGCCCTCACATCTCCCACAAACAAAGTTAAATTAAACATAAATGGTCTCGATGTAAGTAACTACAAATGGGGTAAACCACATTTTATAGACGTCACGAGTTATTATCACACAAACTTCGTAACTTCTCCAGATTTCTTTCTTTATTGTTTCTGCCTCTCAACATCCAGCTTACAGCCCACAGGCACACTCAATTTCAGTCGTGTATCGTCAGCTACTATCATGAGTGAGTCTATGAACATTAATGACCCAATTTATGCAGTAAATTACAATATCTTGAGAGTCGAAAATGGAATGGCTGGTTTACTTTATGCAAATTAAAATACAACCTTATACTAAATGGTCAAGACCTTACCGACCGTTGAGAGGTCAACCAAAATTAGGTTTGGTAAACATGCCCAAGAAGACCAGGGTGAAAACACGATCGTTCTAAATGCGAGTAATACTGCGATTGATGCATCACAAGGTGGGTCTCTTTATATTGCACCTGTTCGTAATGACGAAGATTTTGCTTCTAAACCCGAAATTGTTCTCATGATGTATAACACCAATACAAAAGAACTGGTAGAGTCCGGAGAACCCGCATCAAGTCTCATAACCGATGTGAGTCTTCAAGGTGCAACAAGACAAGGTAATGTTACAGCTAATTCTATGATTTTTTATAATAATACGGTTGCATTTGTTACTTCTGGTAATGTAGGTATATCCAATTCTCTAGCTTCTCATACTTTGAGTATCGGTTCGAATCTTTACGTCGATGATTATGGTACAAATGTTTTAGTCGTTTCTGGTGGGGTTGGTATCACAGATACAACAACTTCAACCTCGTCTACAACGGGTGCCCTTAAAGTTGCCGGTGGTATCAGTACCGAAGAAAACTTAAATGTTGGGGCCGTCACAAAGGTATTATCTGCAACTGATTCTACTTCTAAAACCACTGGTGCCTTAATTGTCACTGGTGGTGTGGGTATTTCTAAGAATATTCATGGTAAGAATGTGTTTGTTGAAGATGTTGTATCCAATAGTGTGGTCATTTTAGACACTACTACTTCATCCTCCGCAACCACTGGTGCCCTAAAGGTTGTGGGTGGTATCAGTACTCAAGAAAACCTGAATGTTGGTGGTACTACTACTTCAACTTCGGCTACTACGGGTGCCCTCCAAGTTGCGGGTGGTATCAGTACTCAAGAAAACCTGAATATTGGAGCTGTTGCTAAGGTGTTATCCGCTACAGATGCCTCTTCTAAAACCACCGGTGCCCTAATTGTCACTGGTGGTGTGGGTATTTCCAAAGATATCCACGCTTTAAATGCTAATTTTGAAGATGTCGAAGCTGATAGTGTCAATATTACAGACACCACACCATCTAACAATCAAACGACTGGTGCGTTAAAGGTTGCCGGTGGTTTAGGTGTAGCTGGAAACGTTCATTGTGGTAATTTAACACTAACTGGTAATTTAACTGTCACTGGTAATACAACGGTTATCAATGCAAATAATCTTATAGTTCAAGATCCTATCATCGAACTTGGTAAGGGTAATTTAGCCGGTTTGGACACTGGTATCATTATGAATAATCCTTTGACGGGTGGAAACAAGGGTAATGTTGCAATGATTTATGATTTCTCCACATCAAAGCTTGAAATTGGTCATACCCTCAAGAGTGCTACAGATACTGTTATTGTCATGAATACAGCAAACACACTCCCAGTAAATATAAACGGTACTCTAGGAGTCACGGGTTCAACCACGTCTTCCTCCAAAACAACGGGTGCGGTGACCATAGGTGGTGGTTTGGGTGTTGTGGGTGATATTCATGCCACACACGCCAATCTTGAGGATGTTGAAGCTGATAGTGTCACTATCACTGATAACACTACATCCACTTCAGCAACTACAGGTGCCCTAAAGGTTGTGGGTGGTATCAGTACCCAAGAAAACTTGAACGTTGGTGCGGTTGCTAAGGTAATATCAGCCACAGATGCCTCGTCTAAAACCACTGGTGCCCTAATTGTCACTGGTGGTGTGGGTATTTCGAAGAACATTCATGCTTTACACGCTAATTTTGAGGATGTTGAGGCCGATAGTGTTACTATCACTGATAATACTACTTCATCCTCCGCAACTACTGGTGCCCTAAAGGTTGTTGGTGGTATTAGTACGCAAGAAAACTTGAACGTTGGTGCGGTTGCTAAGGTAATCTCAGCCACAGATGCCTCGTCTAAAACAACTGGTGCCCTAATTGTCACAGGTGGTGTGGGTATTTCTAAGAATATTCATGCTCTACATGCCAATTTTGAAGATGTAGAGGCTGATAGTGTCACAGTAACGGATACAACCACTTCAGACTCAGCAACTACAGGTGCCCTCAAGGTTGCAGGTGGTATCAGTACTCAAGAAAATTTGAACGTTGGAGCTGTTGCTAAGGTAATCTCAGCCACGGATGCTACTTCTAAAACCACTGGTGCCCTAATTGTCACTGGTGGTCTAGGCGTTGCTAAGAATATTCATGGTAAAAATGTGTTTGTTGAAGACATCGTCTCCAATAGTGTAGTCATCCTAGATACAACAGTCTCTTCGTCTAAAACTACGGGTGCTCTGATTGTTGCTGGTGGTCTCGGTGTAGCTGCTAACATTCATACGAGTAATATTTATGCGGGATATGATGCGGATGAAACCTCGTATATTGGACGTTCCGCGATAGGTTTTATGGGTCAAAGTGACCATGCTTCTTTTGCACATGTTGACAATAACACTACAACAAACTATGCACTTAAACAATCAGCTGCTGGTACAACACACCTTAATGCGAAGTCTGGTCAAAATGTTAGTTTCAAAATAAATAACGCTGAAAAAGCCAGACTTACAAGTGCTGGTGATTTCTTTGTTGATACTGATACACTCTATGTGGATGCAGGAAATGACAGGGTTGGTGTTAATACTGCATCACCGGAAGCTAAGCTTCATGTGGTGGGTAATGCATACGTAAGTTCTACAACCGATGCCACTACAACAACAACAGGTGCACTCATTGTCGCTGGTGGTTTGGGTATCGCGAAAAAGATTGTTGGTCAACACGCCAGCTTCGAAGATGTCACGGCGACTAGTGTTACTGCCTCTGCTATGGTAAAGGGTGCTACCATTTCGGGCACCAATGTATATGGTACCCTAGCTGGAGCTAATACAGCAGCTGTTACTACCCTAACAGCCTCAGGTATGGTGAAGGGTGCTACAATTTCAGGGACCAATGTATATGGTACCCTAGCTGGAGCTAATACAGCAGCTGTAACTACCCTAACTGCCTCTGCTATGGTGAAGGGTGCTACCATCTCAGGTACCAATGTATACGGTACCCTAGCTGGAGCTAATACAGCAGCTGTGACTAGCCTAACTGCCTCTGCTATGGTAAAGGGTGCTACTATTTCAGGGACAAATGTATACGGTACCCTAGCTGGGGCTAATACAGCAGCTGTGACTACCCTAACAGCCTCTGCTATGGTGAAGGGTGCTACCATTTCAGGGACCAATGTATATGGTACTCTAGCTGGGTCTAATGCAGCGGCTATAACTACCCTAAACGCCTCGGGTGTGGTGACCTTAGCAGACGATACTAGTTCAACCTCAGCTACAACAGGTGCCCTCAAGGTTGCCGGTGGTATCAGTACCCAAGAAAACTTACATATTGGAGGTGTTTCCAAGGTGTATGGTACTACCGCCTCCGATGGCAAAACCGCGGGTGCCCTAATTGTTGCCGGTGGTGTGGGTGTCTCAGGTGCCCTATTCGGTGCCGCAGCCACCCTAGATGGTGTGGTGACCCTAACTGACGATACTACTTCAACTTCGGCTACAACAGGTGCCCTCAAGGTTACTGGTGGTATCAGTACCCAAGAAAACCTAAATGTTGGTGGTGATCTCAAGGTAGATACTTCTGTATTAGTGGTAAACTCTACAACAAATCGTGTTGGTATTAATAAAGCAACACCAGGTTACACCCTAGATGTTGATGGTGACATTAACTTTACTGGTACTTTCAGAGAAGACGGTAATCCATTTGTTAGTACACCATGGACAATTGAAACGAGTCCAGACGCATTAAATTATACAGCGGGAAATGTCGGGATTGGAGCTACTGACCCAGCGGCAAAGCTGACTGTGACAGGTGATGCACAGATCACCACAACCCTAAGTGTTGGTGGTGTGGTGACCCTAACAGATGCAACTGAATCGACATCATCAACTACAGGTGCTCTCAAGGCAGCTGGTGGTGTCGGTATTGCGAAGGATGTATTCGTCGGGGAACGCGCGTATGTCACTGGGGGTCTCATTACAAATACTGGAGGTGTTGGTAAAAAGACATACTCCTATTCGGCTGATTTGGGTAGTGGTGCGAGTGTAGCAAATTCAACCTATGTTCTCGATTTTACAAACCACCCCTTCCATGCTAAAGTTACAGCGATGTTGATCGAATCAGATGATGAAATCAGTACATTAATATTTGATGTTATTGGTGGTAAAATTGGGGGTGGGAGCAACTCCGCATATGTCCCAGCCTTGGGTATGACAAGTATCATTAGTACCAGTACAATGAATACACATTGGGACCCTGCAATAGCAACATCCCTCACAGGAACAACTGTGACAATCAAACCAGCTAACGCATGTTCAGGTGTGGTTCGTTTCAATATTTTCGTTGAATACCTGTCCCATGAAACAGCAGGACGGCTTACGAGTGTCACAAATAGTGGATCGAGTGCAGGTACTGGGGATTTCGGCTATTAAACTATACATCCAAAACTTT